TTCTTTGATAATCAATTTTAATATATACAATTATAAAATTAATTTATTATATATGAAAATATTGAAATATAACGAACATAACCATAGTGATTTAGAAGTTGGTGGTTTAAAGTGTGATAATCCTAATTGTGATTATTCTGATATGACAGTTCCATTTGAAGATTATGAAAGTTCTGTTAATAAGCCTTGTCCAAAATGTGGTGAGAATCTTTTAACACAAGAAGATTATGATCAAATAGTTCAACTTAGAAATGCTGTTGATATTTTAAACAGTTTTTCTCCGGAAGAATTGGAAAAAATCAGTGCGAACCTTTCTCCGGAAGAAATAGATTCAGCTTTAGATATGATGAATTTACTTAAAGTTAAAAGTAAAGGTCAAGATGAAGAAGGTAATCATGTTTGGAGTCTTGGTGAATCTAAAAAAGAAAAGGATTCGGAAGAAGTTAAGTTTGATGTTAAATCTTTTGAACCTAAAAAAGATGACTTAGTTGGATTTAAATCTGAGTTTGAGGAAACTCCGGAAAAAGAAGTTAAGAAAACTAAAAAAGAAATTCAAAATGATGGTAACACACCTGGTTTGAAAAAAGCTATTAAAAAGTTTGAAGATTTTAGAATTTCAATTTCTGTTGATGAAGTAGAACCAGAGGAAGATTTTTTTGATACTAATGATGTTTGTTCGGATTGTGAATGTGAACCTTGTGAATGTGAAGAAAATCCTACTCAAGAATTACAATATCACTTAATGAATTCATTACCTGTTACTGAGAATGTTTTTAGACCTGGTTCTAAAAAGTTTTTTGCTTTGTTAAAAGAAGCTAGAAATCTTTATGATTCTGGACTTTTAGAATTAAAAGGTATTGATAAAGAATTATATGAATCAACTGAGATTGGAAAATTTGCTATGTTTAAAGGTGAGATGGTGGCTTTGGATATTCCGATGGAGATAATTGAGGATTTAAATGAGGCTGAATATCATGGGAAAGAAGTTAAGTTAAACTACCCAATGAGAGGTGGAACTAAAAAGTATTATGTATATGTTAAAAATCCTAAAACTGGTAAAGTTAAAAAGATTGCTTTTGGTGATGTTCATGGTGGTTTAACTGCTAAAGTTAGTAACCCTGAGGCTAGAAAATCTTTTGCTGCTCGTCATAAATGTTCAACTAAGAAAGATAAAACTAAGGCAGGCTACTGGGCATGTAGAATAAATCGATATGGTCATTTGTGGAACAATATGACCTATCCCGGCTTCTGGTAATCTAATGGAGGGTAAAACATATAATATATAATGGTAAATAAAATTATCATTATGCAAATATATAAAATTACCAATCTAATAAATAATAAAATTTATATAGGTAAAGATACTACATCAGATCCAAATTATTTTGGATCTGGTTTACTTATTAAACGTGCCATAAGTAAATATGGAATCAACAATTTTATCAAAGAGGTTATTGATGAGACTGATGATTATCTGGAATTGTCTAAAAAAGAAATTTATTGGATATCTGAGTATGATTCAACTAAAAGAGATATAGGATATAATATTTCTCCTGGTGGAGATGGTGGTGATACACTTTCAAATCATCCAGATTTGGATTTAATAAAAGAGAAGATATCCAAAAGTAGTAAAACTAAAGGAAGAACATATGAAGAGTCTTTTGGTGAAGTAAGAGCTACTGAATATAAAGAAAAACTCAAAGTAAATATTAATAAGAATATTTTATCAATTAATTCTATATTAAAAAATAAACAGAGGTGGGAGGAATTTAATGATAAATTCAAAGAAAGGTGTGAATTTATTAAGAATGAAATAAATCAAGGTAGGTTTGATGAATATGTGAATGAAATTAAATTGATTAAAAAAAGAGTTTATAATAATTTTCTTAAAAACACTGATGGATTCTATGATTTTTTTGGACATGAATTAAAATATTTTTTTGGAAAATATAAAATTAGAGAAGATTTGGAATTTGATAAGATTGATAAGTTAATTTTTGAAAAAAATATAGATGGTCTAATTTCTTATCTCGATTGTGTTCCAAATAGGTTTTTCAAAAGAAGATATAAATTCTATGAATATCTTGGTCAAGATTTAAAATTAAAAATAAAGATTAGACTTAATGAAAAAAGAAAACGATTTGACCAAGAAACTAAAATAAAAATAATAATAGATGGCGTTGAATATGATTCAATTTCAGATGCTGTGAGTAAAATAGATATTGATAGGTCATTAATTCGATTTAGACTTAGATCACCACGCTTTAAAAACTATCTTTTTGTTGATAATGATTTGAATATAAAGTATAATAAATTTGTTGAAGTTGATCCTCATTTATCAAAAAAAGAGAGAGTGTCAATAGACGGTGTTGAATATGGTTCTATAACCGATGCTACAAAGATTCTTAATAAAGAATATGATTATATAAGTTGGAGACTTAATTCTAAATCATATCCAGAATGGTTTTACTTAGATAAAGTAGTTGAACTAAAGGAAACTGGTGTACCGAAGTTAAAACCAGTTTCTATAAATGGTGTTGAATATGAATCTATATCAATGGCTGTTGAGAAGAGTGGTATTGATAGACAAATAATGAGATATAGATTAAAATCAAATAATTATCCTGAATATTTTTATATATAGAATATGAAACTACCATTCAAAGAAATAGAGCTAGAAGAAAACATTTTTATTAGAGAGTTTAAACAAGATACTGACTCTGGTGAATTTACTTGGCATAGAGACCGAGAAGATCGTATTATAGAGTCATTAGAAGAGACTGATTGGTTGATACAATTGGATGATGAGTTACCTAAAAAAATTGAAGGTAAAGTATTTATACCAATGGGTGTTTATCATCGTGTTATAAAAGGTACTGGTGATTTAAAAATAAAACTAATAAAAAACCCATCTTAAAGATGGGTTTTGTTTTTAATCTATATTTGATTTATAATTTTCTCCGTATATTTTGATGATTTCGTCGTATTCATTTAACATACCACTTTTGAAATCTTCATTCTCATACTTTTGTTTAAGAATATATTCTTTTATATAACTCTCATATTCTAACTTAATAGAGATATCCATAGTTTCTTCGTTTATTTCAACTGCTTCTGATATTTCTTCACCATCTTCATTTTTTTGAACAATATCATCAATATATTCAACTGAAGCAAAGTTACCTCTTTCTAACATCACTTCTAACTTTCTACGAAGCTTTCTGTTGTTGATTAGGAGGTTATTTGATATAGATATATCAATATAGTCTTTAGTGTCTCTTAAATCATCTAATCTATCAATATCCTCTTCTGTGATAACTCTAAACTTTCTAAAGATAGGTGAATAGTTATTTGGGTAAAATTCAACTTCTCCAGTCTCTAAATCAAGAGATGTTATCCCTTTTTGGTCACCGGTGTCATTTCTATCCATTTGCCATAAACTACCAATAAATCTAAAATTCTTATTACGTTGACAAATATGCACGTGTCCGCTAAATACTTCTTTATATCCAACAAACTCTTCAACATCTATTTTATCAACATTTCTGTGAGCTACGGAGTTTAGATGCATTACACATCCATTTAAATCTGAATGGCAGAATAGGTAATCACCTTGGTTATCCTTAATCACCTTTATTAAATCAATTCTTTTTTCCACCCATGGTATTAAGACTAAATTCTTATTCATTACTTTTATATTTGTTGGTTCCTCATATACGGTTATATTATCATTTATATAACTATATAACCTAACCGAGTTTATTGAATTGGATCCTTTGTTGAATAAATCATGATTACCAACCATTATATGCATCGGTATTATATTCGATATATCTTTTAATATTTTTTCAACTTTATTTAAAACGTTAATTGGTATTGATGTTCTATTATCAAATAAATCTCCTAAATGTATGAGTATATCACCATCTTTCACATTTTTTTTTAAAAATGGTATTAAAAAATTATAGATAGTATTTTCCATCATATTTAACCATTTATCTAAGTTGTTTAAATAGATACCAAAATGAGTATCAGTTATCATATAAACCTTCATAATAAATTTTATTTTTTTTTTTTACAAATATGTATAGGGACATAACACTTTTGTATATATAATTATATGGAATATGTGAATATAGTTTATAATAAATATTTTATCTATTTTTTGGGATTTTTATGGTCTGATGGATTTATAGAAAGAAAAAGAGTTGGTGTAGAAATATTAGAAAATGATGCAATTGAAATATTAGAAGATATTAAAAAAATAGATTTTTTAAAGATATGTACTATGAATAGACATCGTGAGAATAGAAGACCACAGATGACTATTTACTTCTGTGATGTTAAATTTTATGATTTTTTTATATCTAAATATTTTTTAAATAAAAGTACTAAATCACCATTGGATTTAATAAATGATATACCAAATGATTTGGTTAGATATTTCTATCTTGGGTTGATTGATGGTGATGGTTGTTTTTATTTTAATTTGAAAAATAAAAATAGGCAATTTTATGTAACATCATCATATGAACAAGATTGGACTCATATTGAGAGTTTATTTAAATCATTAAATATATCTCAATATGAAATAAGAAGAGTTATTAGTAATAATGGTAATAAGTCATCTTATATAAGAATTAAGAAGTATAGTGAAATAGAATCTTTATATAATTATTTATATCCGTGTGGATATGAGATGGGTTTAAAAAGAAAGTATAATAAGTGTTTAGAGATTATTAATAACCCACCTATACGTAGTTCCAATAAAGCCAAAATTGATTTAAATGAATTAATTCTTAAAATTAATGAGAATTTAAATATTGTTGAATTATCTAAAATATATGATTGTAATTGGAGAAAAATATACAATTTATGTAAAAAAAATGATGTCTCTTATCCAAAAGGATTCTTCTCCGGTATTGTGTGAAAATGGAAAAAAATTAGTTTTTATAATTAATATATACTAAGAAAAGTATAGAAAAAACAAGAGAAAAAAAAATAAAAATATATACTTTATAATTGGATACAATTAGAAAAAATAATTAAAAAATATGCCACTTCCTCATTACACACAAATCTCGAATGTTGGTTCACCAGGGGGGCCAGGTACTCTTCCTGATGAGATTGTTTACTTAAATTTGTTTGAGATAACATTTGTATTACCAAACATCTTAACAGCACAAGGTAGAAATACTCTACTTTTATTAGAGAATGCTACTAATATTGATATGAACTTAACACAATTTGATGTTGGTCAAAAAGAACAAAGATTTAAGTATTCAACAAGAGTATTTAATACAACTCCTACTAAGACTAGTGGTGACTTTAACATTAAATTTCAAGTTAATGTTAATCAAGCTGGTTCAATGGAGACTTGGAATACACTTAAAGCTTGGTATGATTTAGTATTTAACTCTCAAAATGGTTCTATGCACTATAAATCAGATTGTATTGGTACTGTTATTGTTAACCAACATGATAAAAAAGGTGTTGTTTTAAGACGTGTAACTTTCCAAAACGTTCAAATTAAACAAATAGCTGGTTACTCTTTAGATTGGAATGGTAACAACACAATTGAAACAGTTCAAGCTGACTTTATTTATGATTACTTTGTTGATGAGTACATTGATCAAAACTTCTCAATTACTCCTCCACTTATCACTGGATATTAATACTTATGATAATAAAAAAAAACCACTCAAAAGAGTGGTTTTTTTTTATTTTAGAATTTTGGCATATTACTTGTCATATTTCTCATTATTGATCCTGTATCTGGAAGGTTCGCATTTTGTCCACCCTCTTGATCTTTTCTTTGTTTTTCTTCATCTTCAATAATTTCATTGACTAATTTAATATTTTCTTCAAACATCCAGAAGGGCCAATTATCCATAGCCCACTCTTGTGTGTGAAAGTGCTTTTGAAGTAATAACTTATTCTTTAATATATGCTTCAAAGGCATCATGAATAACGAAAATACCTGAGGCTCCGTTGGGAAACTGCATATCTGTGTGGACCTCCTCACCACACGAACAAGTCTTTTTTAATTCTTTAATTCCGAAAGTCATTTTACCAACAGCTGCGTTTAAGAATTGGAATGAAATATCATCCATACCTTCAAACTCTGTTAATTTTGATTTAATTCCTTCGTATGTAATATGACTTCTACCATTTAACATGAATGGGATGATTTTTAAGAAAGCTAAATTAGGACTTCTTTTTTCGTTATTTTCTTTGAGTATATAATCACTGAAAGCTTTTTGTAAACCAATATTTGGTGGTGTTAAATCAAAATGTTTACCGTGTATAGTTGAGAAATTATAAGATCCAGTTCCTTTGTTATAAAACTTCATTAATTTTTCATCGATATCATAGTAAACAAAGTTACCTCTTTTTAATTCAATTGAATTCTCTTGACCACATGAACATCTAACATTATTTACAGATAAACCATTTCCTTGTTGGAAAGTTAATTCTCTGATTAAAAATATTAAGAACAATCTATCTTGGTCTTTGATATCTAAATATGATGCAATTTTACCATCTGGATATTTAATTCTAACACAAGCTTGTAACATATCGTTCATTTTTTCTACAATATCATAGAAGTTTTGATCGTCCACCATAGAGTATGCTTGTATTTCTTTTACTTGAGCTGGTCTAACCATAAAAAGAGTTCCTGCTGGATAGAATTGCCCACAAGGTAATTCTCTAATATCAAAGTTAAAGTATTGTAAATCTGATACTCTAGCATTATCAACTGCTTGAAATGGTATATCACTATTCATTTGTTTTTGTTCAACTACTTTTTTACCTTCATCTAAATCTTGAAGATGTCTTTTTAAGTAGTCTTCTTCACTCATTCCTTCGTTTTGTGACATATAAATTAATTATTTTTTGATATATATTTGAGAATTTATCTCCTCTATTATATAATTTGATAATAATTAAGTTTATACGTTATAAAATAAAAAAACCTCAGATTTCTCTGAGGTTTTTTTAAGTTTTTATTTTTATAGGAAACCACCTGCGTCAATTGCTCCAGTTCTAAGAATTGTAACATTGTTAACAATGATACCCATACCTTTGATTGGTTCAACATATGTATCAAGAACACCAATTTGGTTGTCAATGATTTCAGGAGTGTTGTTTTCCTCATCCATTTTATTGAAGTAGTTGTATAAACCATTTCTACTAACATAAGTTTCACAGATTAAGTCAGCTCTAAGTTTAATCTCAGCTCTGATATCTGGAGTGTTAAACTGCCATTGGAAGTCTAATAACATTCTAGATAATTCTCTTTCTAACTCAATTAATACCTCTCTAACGTGAATGTAAGAAAGAGCTGATCTATAAAGAGTTTGAGCTGTATTCTCAGTCTCGATGATATTACCTCTATTTCTCTTAAATACGATAGGGTTCATTTGAGCTTGGTTTAAGAATTCGATATCTTCAAGTGTGAAATCTTGTTCTAATCCAGCGATGTTAGTAATTCTACCATTTGTAACACCAGCAGCGATAGTCCAAGGAGTTATTCCACCTAAGTTAGAGATATGTTTTCTCATATAAGTAGTAGCTACGTGAGATGCTGGTGGCATATCTAATGGTCTACCATTATCATTTACTGTTAAGTAAGGTAAGAAATAACCTACACAAGTTGTTCCTGCTCCGTCACCGAATGAGTAAAGGAATGCTGGTCCACTTTCAGGATCACCACCTTTAGCGATGAATTCTGTTTGTAAAACACCTTCAGAGTTAACGAATGTTGGAGATGATGAGTTTTTAAATGACTTCATTGAAGGCATATTTAAGAAACCAAATGCGTCTTTTCTATCTCCACAGATATCAACATATTGTTGTTTAGATCTTTCTGTTAATCCTAATCCAAATGAGTCAATTAAGTATCTAAAATCTAATGCCTCTTTGTTAGTTAACGCTTTGAATAAAGGAGTTCCTCTACCAACTAAGTTAAGAATAGCATTTTGTCTAGTTTCAGTTCCATCAGGAAGTGAAGCTTCTCTTACTCTAAATCCTTTTAACGAGATTGCTTTATAAGTTGAAGCGTAAACATCAACAGATTTATATCTTGTTGTTTGGTAGTCACCTTCGAAGTTTACTTTCTTGATAGCTGCATCACAAGTAATTTCTACTAAAGAAGTATCACCAGCGTAAGCTCTTTTACTTAAAACTCTTGTAAGTTTTCTTGGATATTCACCGATCTTTAATAAAGAAGAGTCATATTCAGCTTCTAAGAAGTCACCAATCATAACTTCGGTATATCTTTCACCTTTAACAAGTATTTTGTTAGGTACTGGTGTATAACCATTAGCACTTTCAATTTCTAAAGTTTGTTTATAGTTAGAATCTTGACTATTTACATAGAAAGTAGATGCTACTCTAAAGTCTTCTGATGGAGTTGAGTTATTATATAAATGTAGTCTCTCATCAGATGTTAGAGAAGAATCTTTAAAGTCAACAGTAAGATTAGAACCAGTTAAATACATTTTTAAGTAATGTACGTAATCGGAGTGGTCGTTTATAAATGTAACATTGTTAACTACTTCATAAGAAGTTTCTTCAACAACTCTATATACATAATAGTTATCTGGTAAATTACTTCCACTTGATAATTTAAAATCACCAGTTCCATTTCCAGTGTTAGGAGCTCCTAAGTTATCAGAATCAATTGTAAATGTTCCTGTGTTTGTCTCAGCTCCTCTGATTGATATAACTTTACCAATTTCTAATCCTAAATCTTGATTACTTCCTAAAGATGTAGATATAGCTGATGTATCAATTAAGATATAATCATATCCAGCGAATGATGAAGTTACACCAGTGTTAAATCCAGTGATAGATGATAAAGTTTCACCGTCGAAGAAAGTAACACTCACTGTACCACCCGCAACAAGAATATCTTCAGTCATTCTGTTGTTATAGAAATAATCAGATGTATTGATATTACCATTAAAGTATTGAGTATAGAATTTGGTGTAAGGTGATACAATACCAAATGATTGAGTTGCTGAAGTCATTCTTGTATTGAAACCTTCTGTTCCTAAGATAAACTCATTATCTACTGTATAAAAACATAAGAAACCATTTAATACATATGATAAATCAGCTGTAGTTAAACCAGTGTTTAAAACGAATGATTTGTTTTGAGTTGAACTAGTTACAATATCAGTAATAGTCATTCCTGATAAACTATATTTATCATTTCCAACACCGGTTACTGGATCTATTGATATACTTGATGGTTTTAAAACCATAACAACTTTATCTTTATTAGCACTATCTAATATAGAAACCAATTTATTAAATAATTTAATTCTTCTATAAACCTCGTAGTTTGATGTACTTGGTGAAGAATTAGTATTATTAAAGCTTACTTTTATTGATCCTGATCCTAAATCTGAGATGTAGTAATCTTTTCCAGATGCTGTTCCGTGTACTAAATCTAAGTATGAATCATCACCACCAGCTCCGGTGTTATTTAATGTAACATTTGATTGTGTATAACCACTTGTTAAAATAGAACCATATCTTGTTTTAAAGAAAACGTATGAAAGAACTGTATCAGTAGCAGCAACTGTTGGTTTAGTATTTTGAGCAGTTGTTTTGTAAACTTTAAAAGCTCCTGATGAATCTAGTACATAAGTTGCGTAGTAAGAAGCTGTTACTGTTGAATATGTGTAATCAGTAGAATTAACAACAAGTGATCCAGTAGCAGTAACCGGTACGTAGTTATTACCAACAACTAAATATGAACTATCGGTAATACTATAAGTAATTGATATAGAAGATGTTCCAACTGAAGCAGTTCCTGTTGACATAACATCATAAACATATCCTTCTGAGAACCATGCGGTTCTATTATTGAATCCTGTATTACTTCTACCACCTTGAACTCCACTTGGTTCAACTGGAAAAGTTGATACATTATCATATGAACTAACACCACCAAAGAAGTGAGTACCATTTGAATAAGTACCCATTAAAGCAGTTACGTTACCTGGTAAATCAAGTGGAGTTGCTACAAATTCAACTTCTTCTGCTATTGTTTCGTTATAGGATAAGAAGTTAATAGTTGTTTCATTCTTACCTGCTATTGTGTGACCAATTAAGTCGATTTTACCATTAAAGAAATCAGCTTCTGCTAAATCAGCATTAAAAGAACAGAATATACCAGTTCTATCAGTATCTCTATTTAATGTAGTTTCAATAAATATATTTCTACCATTAGCATCTCTAAAATATGGAATTAAAGAAAGACCTTCATAGTAACCTAATAAGGTAACATTTCTATCATTGGCAAAGTTTCTAATTTGAGATTTTCTAAGACCACTTGCGTTGAAGTAAGCACTCCATCTAGAGTCTACCGCTAATGTTTTGTAATCAGACCAATCACCTGCTACTACTACCACATCAACCATGTAGTCTGATGCCCAATCGTTAGAATTCACATAAGCAGGTATTTTATCAATAGATCCATACCATTCTACTAATGTTCTATCAAATCCAGTTAAAGAAGATTTGAATATGAAAACGGTTGCGAATCTATCAGATAAGTTAGTTATGTTTAATAATCTATCAGCATAACCAGTATTTGATTTTGTTAAATTAATAAAAGACTCTGTATCTCTTTTCCAGAAACCAGTTGTGTCAAAAAATCTTCTATATGCTCCTTCTCTTTCGATATCATTTGCATAATCAGATGATACTGATAAAGATTGATATTCAATTTTATCTAAATTATCATCAGTTAATAACAAATTCATTGCGAAAACTGGAGCAGTTTCCAACATTTTTGCAACAGTTCTGTGGAAGAAAGATCCTTTTCTTTCTAGACTTCTGTCTAATGTACCAAAAATATTTTCGAAATCCGTAACATTAGTTATTCTAATAGGAGTATTAACTGGTCCTTTTTTGGACACACCCATAACCATATTAGTTATTCCCTCCACTAAAGGAGTGGCGATAACCGAGTTATCAAATTCTTCTAAAAAGATTCCTGGTCTTTTGTATTTTCCAATTTGAATTGCCATATTTTTATTTTAATTTTTTATACTTAGTGTATATATAAAATGTAAAAAACGATATTTTTCTATTTTTTTTCTTTAATTTCAATTTTCTTGATAAATTCCATTAAATCTTTTTCTCTTTTACTCATCTCTTTTTGAATTTGAGTTATTTGTAGATTAATATCCTTTTCGTTATTTTTTATTTTTTCTTTTGACGTATTTATCTTTTTTTGAATAGATGGTATAACGTCTTTTGTATATCTGTTTTTTATTTCATTATCAGTTGTTGCTGTTAAAATATCTTTAGATCTTATTAAATCAGCATTGCTTGATGCTATATTATTTGTGTTGTTTTCAATCTCTCTTCTTTTTTTAGCTATATTTAGATATCTAACTAAAAATTCATTTCTATCTGGTCCATTTTTTACATCGGTATTACCAAAGAGAGCTTTTTCCATATCATCAATTTTTTTCTGATCATTAGTTTTATAAGCAGCATCAATAGTTTTGTACTTATTATTGAACTCATCAATCTGACTTCTAAGAGTGTTTAATTTCTCTTTAGCCTTCTTAATATCCGATGTGTCAGTAACATTTACTTCAAAGTCTTCAAGATATAAAGACCAATTCTTTAAATATTTCATTATTTAGTATATCTTTTTACTATTGCACTATTATCAATATTTGGCATCCAAGTAGAACCTCTATCAAATGATTGTTGAGCTCTTGTTAAACTATCCCCTTCTAAATTAAAAGGTTTCTTTTTACCATCAACTGTTTTAGATAACCAATAAATACTACTTATTTTTATGTTATCTTTTTTCAATGTGTTATAATTAGGACTTACTACATGATTTAAAGAAATTTGTGAATCTTTTTTGAACAAATTAACAAAATCTTCTTTTTTAATTTTTGTGTAGTGTTTCAATAGCTTGTTTCCGTTATTAGATGCTATATAAACATTAAGTCCTTGGAAGTCACCTTTAATATTTGTTCTTTTGATATTACCAGCATTTTGGAACATTGGGAAAAGACCACCAATACTACTAAAATAAAGTAATCTTATATAACCATCTTTTACTCCAGTTACAATGAAAGTATATTGTGTACTGTTATCAGAAGCTTCTTCATTTATTGTTTCGGATGTTATCGTGAATACATAACCAACTCCTGGTGTTAAAATACGCATATTATCTCTTGACATTGAAACTTCAACAGCTGCATCGTTTATATCACTTTGCATTGCCGCTGCTTCACCAGCACCGTCTTCACCTTCGTTGATTTCGGTTACCGAATTTTTAGCTTTATCATCAACTTCACCAAAATATTCTTCTAAAAATTTAGATTGAATACCTGTACTTGTTCCACCATCTTCTCTACCATATAGTTTACTACCATCTAGAAGATCAAATATAAATCTTCTTAAAGCAACTCCTTTTTCTGGTCTAATTTCATCACCAACACGAAGACCAGTTTTCTTATCAAATATCTCTTGATATTCTCTATTTCCTAAAATATCAAAAACAGCATCTTCCCAAATATTAAATGTTTTTATGTGTCTGTATGGTTCTCCACCACCATTACCTAGTGGCATATATTCCATCGCTGTTCCAGCACTTGGACCAGAGGTACCTCCCGTCACTTTTTGACTTCTTTTTGATATTATTCTAGTTGTGTAGATTTTATAAGCTCTGTTGAATATTCTTATTATTTCAATAATTGGATCAAATCCATCAATAACAAAATCAGTTGATTTAACCTTATCAAATTCAACTCTTAGTCTTTTTGCCTCAGCTTCTTCAATTGTGAACGAAATAACACCTTTACAATTTTTATTAAACCATTCTCTTACTCTTTGTGATACACCAGATCCTCCTTCATTTTGATTAGATTGACTTTCTACTTCGTTATCATCATCTTGGTTATCATCATTATCACCATCAGCTTCTTTTAATAACGTTGTAAACGTATCATATTTAAATAATCTATTTTCTTCAATTTTAATTTTAGATTTTAATATTTCATCTAATGATGATATGAAGTCTTTAAGAGGAACTTTTAAATCACCTAAACCACCTTCAAGATTGGTTCCTTTGAACTGTAAAGCTCTCTTAGCAAATCTAGCAATTTTTTCAGCAATAATAACTCTTTCTTTTGGAACAGAAATATTTAAACTTTCTTTATAAAGAGCATCTTTGTCTTGTAGAGTTCCTTTTTTGTCTCCGACTAAATATCTTTTAATCTCTGAGTATAAAGATTTTATATTATTTTTAGTCTTGGAATCATTAGCATTTTTCAATAAATCACTAAGTGAATTATAATCAACTCCTATACCTTTTTCTTTGGCTGAAATTAAAACTTCTATATCCTTTTTAAGTTTGTTATAAGCTTGTGTTAAGTGATCTTCTCCTGATTTAATAACACCTCTTTCAACACCAGATCCATCACCAATAGTATTTTCAAACAAAAAGTTTTCCATTACTAATTGTAATCCAGGTTGTAACTCTTGATTATCTTTTGGATATTTTTGAGATATTTTTAGATTTCTACTTCTTAAAGTTTTTATATCCAATTTTCTTTTATTTACTTGTGGATTAGATTGTATTTTTTGAAAAGTGTCACCTTTTTGTGTTGTATATGCTTCTTTACTTTTAAAAGTAACTTTTTTATAATTTAATAAAATTAAAGATAGAGATTTTAAGTTTTTGACCATAGTTCCATAAGAAGCTTCGGATTCGGAACCTTCACCTTCTTCTTGACCTTCTTCTTGACCTTCTCTTTTATCAGTACTTCCTTCTTTATCACCAAATTGTTCTAAGAATTTCAAGAATTCTTCTAATTCATTCATTAAATCATCTTTTTTTTCAAAATCTTCAGTTGATTTTAAAGCAGACATAGCTGATTTTGTAAGTTTTTTTAGAACTACTATATTTTCACCATCATTAACCCCTTGTATTAATTCATGAAAGAAGGCATAAACTTGAAGTTTTATTATTTGTAAACGATCTTCGTTACTCATAGCGGATACTCTACCTCTACTTATTATTTCATCAAAAGTAGATTTTAACTGTCTTATAAGACCTTTTAATCTCATTTTACCAATTGCGATCTTAGCTTTTCTTACTAAATGATTAATAAATCTACCTAATAGTGAATCATTCCATCCGATATCATTTACAAATGGACCTGCATTTTCATTTTCATATAATTTAAATTCTTCACCAGAATATGGAGTTTTTTCGTATTTTTGTAAACCAGTAAATTTTGATTCCTTTAAAAATTGATCTCTGTTACTAAGGTATCTCATTATAAAATAATATTTTTTGAATATATATTAAATAATAATTTTGTAAAAAAGAAAAACTTTATTATATTTGTATAAATAACTAATGATATGAACATAAAAGATTTAAATATTAAATTGATTGATTTGAGAATGTATAATGATCAACAATTATCAGTTGTAACTGAGAAGTTAAATCTAGTTGATGGTTGTCTTCAAAAGTTAAAAAAAGATGGATTTGCTAAATTGTGGTTAGATGATGTAAATGGTATTGATGTTGGTTATATGCTTAAATCTGATATGGGAGTTAATAATGCGTTTACTTATAAAGGATTGGTCATCAATGATGGTATTATTCTTTCTAAAAAAGAAAAGGATAGTTTGTTGAAAATGAAACCAACTGTTTTCGATACTAAGAAACCAAAAAATAGATCAGATGTTAAAGTAACTGATAAAGTAGTAGAATCTAAAGAATCTAAAGATGAAACATTTGATGTTGATTCACTTATCAAAGAAAAACAATTATTAGATTCTAAAATATCTAAACTGTTAAAACAAATGGAATCTGAATTGATTTTATGTTTAGAAAATGAAGATTATGAAAAAGCTGCCATTTTAAGAGATAAAATAAATAAATTGAAATAAAAAAGACCTCAAATGAGGTCTTTTTTATTAAACAAGTTCTTCAGCGTCTGCTGGGAGAGTAATTCTCACTAATTGTCTTTCAATATCTTCTTCGATTGGAAGAGACTCGTGAATGAAAGTACTGTTACCCCAATATAAAGTATTTGGTTTAAGATTGTAACTTTCTAATTTAGAAAGATCAATATGTGAGCAATCACCACCTTGGTTTGGTTCACCTTCAAACTCACCATTCCAAGCTTTACAAGCTTCATAAGAAGAAATGATTAACATACCTCCTTTATCAGAACAATATTGTTGTATGTGTTTTTCTCTTGGTAAAACTCTACCATCTTCACCAGTTAACCAGCCGCCTCCGCCACCCCAACCAAATAGGTAGTTACCATCAACGTGTGCACCACCTCTTCTATGAGATTCACCAGCTTTAACTAATTTTTCATCAATAGTGATATAAGCTTTACCAGTTTTCTTAGGTGAGTGAGCTACAATATTTTTTAATGTTTCGTTCCATCTTTCGTATCCTGCTGGCATTTTAGGATCTTCAATAAGGAATTCATGCATATAAACTCTATCTCCTTTATATTCTGGTAATTTAATTTTAGCAATTTCTTTAGATTTACTTATCATAATTTTAATTTATTTTAATAGTTATCATGGAAGTATTTTTTCAAATCTTTCTCAGAAAAATCATTTCTCAATTCTTTATACATCTCGTAAGATGATTTGTTTTTCTTATTCTTCTCGATATAAGATTCAATTTTCTCAACTTTGTCTTCCTTCTTAGCTTCGTTGATTTCACTAAATTTCTTAATGTTCATAGTTATAGTTTATTTTTATTTTGGATTTATGATCCAATTTTTTTAATTTCTTCAGCAATTGCTTCCATCGTAATACCTGTATCACCAGATACAACAGGTATTACAACTTCTTCGAATAACTCATAGAAATATTCATAATCTGTATATCCAGACGGATAATTTAATGTTGGGTTATTGAATAAGTCAATTATTAATTTCTTAACTCTTTTTGAAGAAGGAGCATCAGCAATTTTAAATACAGAATCACCATAATCAAAGAATTCTATTTTTTCAAATTTATATGTTCCAGACTCAATAGAAAATTTAATATTTAAAATTGATGCCCAAAAGAACCCATTTCCAAAATCATCAAATTCATCCATAAACTTATCTTTAGTAGATTCATCAACTGGTATTAAACCAATAAAGAAACCAATATTAAGTTCTGAACCTTCTGTATCTTCATATTGATCTAAAGTGGCATCTCTATCAAATGTTAGGTTTAGATAAAAATCTCCAACTTTACCATTTATATTAGCTTTTATTTTACCATATTTTTTAAACTCCTCAATATTTTTATGCCATTTTACGATAGTTTCATCATCTTCTCTTTTAGAAGCCCAATTTCTTAGTTCTTCAGCACTTGCTTTAGCAGTTTCCATATCATAAAAAGGATCCTTTTCAGCTCTTTTTATGATTTTAGCAGCTGCTCTTCTATAAGTCATTGGATCTAACTCTTCATTAAATTTTTTTAAATATTT